AATTTTGTGTGACAGAAACTAAAGTAGGTTCTATAGATTTTATGTTTACGCTACTTGCTGAAGGTGATGTTGGGAAACTGCCACTCATGTTACAAAACCTCTTCTACCTCTCTTGTTAAATTCACTTTCTATTATGGCAGATATAGTAGGTGCATTTTCTGTTATTGCTTGAAGTGTATCTCTAGAATCGAAGGCTTGAATATTGTAAGTAATATTAATAGGAGTGCCACCTCTACCACCTTTTCTGTGGTCTATTACAGATTCATTAGGATGTAGTATTGCAGGAAAGCCACCTCTGCCATCTACACCACCTGTTCTTGAGCCAAAGCCTGTAAAGCCACCGCCTTCTGCTACAGGCATACCAGCAGTATTTATGCTTCCTCTAAAACCTGACATTCCTTTACTTGCACCGCCAAAAAGACTACCAAAGCCACCTGTGATTGCATTAAACATACTTTCAATAATAAATTTCCTGATAGCTATTCTTAATAATTCTTTTATAACAAAATCTGCAAAATCTTTAAAAGATAATTTACCTGTCATTAAGCCATCAACAATAGTATCTTCAAATTTTTTCATTGATGAAACTATGGTATCGCCAATCATAGTGCCTGTGCTTTTAAAACTTTCGCCAAATGTAAATAATGGTGCTTGTATATCAGCAACCATCTTAGCCATTTGTTGATTGAACATTTCTGTCTTTTTGCCAAAAACTTCAAAGAAATTACCGCCTTCACCTTCTTCATCGCCAAAAGCACTTTTCATAGCTTTTTTTACATTTTCTAAACCTGATACTGCATTTGCTATATTTTCACTTGGTATAATAGGTTTTGACATCTGCTCTAAAATTTCATCATTTGCATCAACAAGACCTTGTGCTGATGCCATTAACTTATCAACTTCTTCTTTAGAGTCTGAAAAAAATGATTTAACTATTGCAACTGCTATTCCTAAACTGTTAAAACTAGCAACTAATTTATTAACAGGTGCAGAAATTTTAAAGAAATTTTGCTCGAAAGCCATCCTGAAATCATCTGTTGCTTTTAAAATGTTTATAAGTGCATCTATAATTTGTAAAGCAAAATCTTGACCTAATTTTTTAGCGTTCTTTGTTGCCAAAGTATCTTCAATAGATTTTGCAAATTTATCTAAAACAGGTAAAAAAGCTGTTGTTATAGCATCTCTAATAACTCTAAAAGTAAAACCTATTCTTGATAATCTGTCGTTAAATGCTTCTGTTGCTGATATTGTTTTGCCATCTAAAATTAAACCTAATTCTTTTTGTTTTTCCACATAGAGTTCAAATGCTTTTCCACCCATCAAAATAGTATTGGTAAGTTCTTGACCAGCACGACCAAATAACAAAGCTAAGTCTGCATTTCTAAGAAATATATCTCCGCTTTGTTTCATACCTTCCATCATTTGAAACAAAACTTCGTTGAAACTTTTTTCTTCGCCTGTGGCAGTCATTAAAGACACACCATAACGATCAAAAATATCTGTGTAAGTTTTTAAGCCTTTACGACCTTCACCGACCATCTTGGCAAATTTTTGAATTGCTTTGTTTGCAGTATCAATCGAAGCACCTGATTGAATTGCAGATAATTGAAAGGCTTGAATTACATCGGTCGTTGCACCTGTCCGAGATGCTATCTTGCCTATAACATCTATATAATCAAAAGATTTTTTAAAGAGAACTGTTAATGCACCAGCGACAGCACCAATACCAGCGGTAAGCATACCGAAGGCTTTGAGTGCTTTGCCAACTGCATTTTTGACTCCATTTAAACCTTTTTTGACAGTATTAAATACTTTTTGCGTCTTATTGACAGCAGAAATGACAATGTTTAATTTTCCTAAGTTACCCATTTCTTTCCATTCTTTTATTCATTTCGTCTAAATATGCCAACCAATAAACAAACTCCTCGACTGTCATGCTCTTTTGCAATTGTTCAACTGTCATGCCGAGCCTGTCCGCAAGAGCAAACATAGCAAATAGATCAGAATCGGCTCTTACTTTTCCTGTGCTGTTTCAGATGTAACACTACCTAAAATTTCAGATGCAACATTAGACAAAACTTCTACATCAGCTTTATTCATAAGACTATCCTTATCAGCTAATGTAAAAAGTTTATTGCCATCTGCATCAAGACTTTTGGTAATGATTGCATAAATCATGACTTCTAAATCACCACCATTTGCCATTTTGTAGAGTTTTTTAGACTCTTGTAATGTCAATGGTTTGGTAAAAATTTCTAAAGGTTGATCTTCTGTTCCCCATTCTTTGACTTCAATTTTTTTAATTTCTTGACTGTCAAAGTGAGCAACGACATTATCAATCGCTTTAGTCATTATGAGTAAGTACCAATAGCCAATGCACCTGTGCCTTGAAATGCAATCGACATTTCAACTAATCCATCATGTGATGCACTTCTAGTAACATCAGTTACGATAGCTGTGCCTGACAATTTGTATGCACCACTTGCTGTTCCTTCAGGTGCTAAATTCATAGTGAATGAAGAACCTATAGTCAAAGAAACTTGACCTGAAGTATCAGTATCATCAAAAAATACATCTACTGAACCTGAAAATTCAGTCAAAGTAGCTTCAAATGTTTTTGCTGAGTCACCCATTGAAGTAGATTCTGTAGTATCGCCTGTTTGCGTGATACTGTAAGATCTAACTTCTGCCAAAGCATTACTGCCTGTTTGAACTACACCAGCTTTACCTGTTAATGTTGCCATTATTAATCCTCTTTAGATTTTGTTTTAGTTTTAGATTCTCCTTCAAGAATCCACCCGTTTTGTTTTAGATTTTCTACTTCTGAATCAAAAACAGTAATTTTGCTTTTGCCATCAGGAGAAACCATTACATTTTTATCCATAATAAAAACCTCTATAAAGCGACATCTGCTGTCACTTCTGTAGTTTGATAACCTATATTATATACCATAGTCATAACGGCAATAGGTTGTTCACCCTCGCCATTATAATTTATTTCAGTTGATTCTAGGAAAGAATCTCTAGCTAAATTGTTATGAGTTACATCCGCACCCATAACCGCTTCAACTTCTTTAGCAATCGTATCAATGGTATCGTCAAAATTGTTATTAGCTTTTACATACGCTTCAACCACTAGAGATAAATTCCTTTGCATTGTTCTACTTGAACCCATTTCTAGTAATTCTGAATCTTCAGATTTTGTATATATTATTATTGCTGGTAATTTAGCATTTTCTAAATTATAAACCCTGCTTTGAAAAACATTTGATCCTGTAGTAGTTAGACCTGTTAAGGTTGTACCTACTCTTTCTCTTATTTGTTGTCTGATGTGATTAGCCATTATTGTTCTTGTAAAATTAAAACAGTAACACCTGTATTATCAGGTTGTACGTTTATAACAGAATAAGTTTTTGCACCTTTTAAAGTATTGCCATCTAAATCTGTTAATGCTGAAAAAGCTAAAGTATCACCATGACCTGCTGATGGTACATCTTTGGTTTTGCAATATGCGACAGGTGTACTACTCTCAACTCCAACAGTTAAACCATCTACTGATAAATATTCATCTTCAAGGATAACCTTGATAGTTGTTGCAGAACCACCGCTAACAGTATAAGTAGCAGATACACCATGTCCATAAGAATCATCAAAGTAGCCATCAAAATCAGCATCAAATTCTAAAGCCATTTACTTTTCCTTTCTCCTTTTGACTTTGACTTCTGATTTTTCTAAACCAACACTTCTATCTTTTTTTTCAGATACTTTGCCATCGGATGCTTCCGCTTTGCCATAACTCATTAAAGTATTAGCAGTATCGTTATCTAATTCGACAACATCACCAGCAGAAACTTTTTTGCCATCAGCAACTGTATCTCTAAGAATTAAAACTTTCATTTTGCCTTCCTTGTTTTTAGAAAGGGCAGTAGAGAAAACCCCTACTGCCTTTTCAGTTGTTAATACCATCTATTAACTTGCGTTACAGAAAGAAACTGCGTGTCTTACAGCTACATCTACTGATTGTAGAGCAACGATTCTAACTGTACCTGAAGTAGAGTTAGAGTAAGGATCAACAGTAATGTCTAAACCACCAAAGAACCCAATTAATAGGTCATTGAAGTTTCCGAACACATAGTTATTCGCAGTAATTTGATTAGAAACAACTACAGGATAGCCATTTACTTGTCCATTTTCTGCTACGAATAAACCACTACCTGAATCTTTAGCAGTAGTTTTTAGCGTACCAAAGTTAGCTGGATTAATGATGTAAGCTAAATCGCCCACTAAAGCATTATCTACAGCAACACTTGTTTCAATTGAAACCATTTCTGCAAAAGTTGGTGCAGATGCACTACTTAAAGAAACAGTATTGATACCTGAAGTGTTAGTGATACCTCTTGGATTTCCACTAGAACCACTACCTTCTAAAGCACCATCATCAATTGCAATTGCCATTGATTTAGCTAAGTCATCACGAATTAAGTTTTCAACATC